TGGACTCCTGATCCTCGTGGTAGGTTTAATGTAAGTTGGACTCCTCCAAAACATTTACAAAATAAAGTTGAAGTCCGTAACGGACGAAAATATCCCGGCAATGAACACCTTGGATCTTTTGGTTGTGACTCCTATGATATATCAGGGGTGGTAGTAGGTAAAGGGTCTAACGGCTCTCTTCATGGGCTTACTAAGTTTAACATGGATGACGCTCCAAGTAATGAGTTTTTTTTAGAATATATAGCGAGACCTCAAACGGCAGAGATATTTTTTGAAGAAGTATTAATGGCCTTAGTGTTTTATGGTATGCCTATTCTGTGTGAGAACAACAAGCCTCGTTTGTTATATCATTTAAAAAATAGAGGCTATAGAGGTTTTTCTTTAAATCGTCCTGATAAAATATATACAAAGCTTTCGCGTACAGAAAAAGAATTAGGAGGTATACCTAACACCTCAGAAGATGTAAAGCAATCTCACGCTGCTGCCATAGAATCTTATATCGAAAAGCATGTGGGTATAGATATTGCAGGGGAATATCGCGCTCAAGATGATATGGGGTCCATGTATTTTAGACGCACTTTAGAAGACTGGGCTAAGTTTGATATAAGTAATAGAACAAAGTTTGACGCCTCAATTAGCAGTGGTTTAGCTATAATGGCTAATCAGAAGCATTTGTATACTCCTGCTAAACAAAAATCAAAAATAAGCATTAACTTTGCAAAATATAATAATAGTAGTACAATAAGTCAGTTAATTAGATGAAGGGAGTTCAAATAGATATTACCTCCGCTTCTTTCCCAGATCAATTTGTTTCCGATTCCGATAAAGCAAAAAAAGAATTTGGGTTACAAGTGGGGCAGGCTATTCAATACGAATGGTTTAGGAGAGATGGATTGTCATGTAGATTTTACAATCAGTTTTTAGAATTTCATAAACTGCGCTTGTATGCACGAGGAGAGCAATCTGTAGCCAAATATAAAAATGAATTAGCTATTGATGGCGATCTTTCTTATCTTAACTTAGACTGGACTCCTGTACCTATTATTCCTAAGTTTGTTGACATTGTAGTTAATGGAATGTCTGATAGACTTTTTGACGTTCAGTGTTACGCCCAAGACTCTTTGTCTGCCGAAAAGCGTAACGAGTTTCAAAACATGGTAGAAAGAAACATGATCTCTCAAGATCTGTTTCAGCAAATTAGAAAAGATTTTGGTGTAGATCCATTTGAAGTTAATCCAGATAATCTTCCGGAGAACGATACGGAGATGGAACTATACATGCAGCTCAACTATAAGCCTTCTATAGAGATAGCTAATGAGATTGCTATTAACACTATGTTAGAAGAAAGCCATTATAATGATACGCGTAAGCGCATTGATTATGATATAGCTACTTTAGGAATTGGTATGGCTAAGCACGTATTCCAGGAGGGAGACGGCGTAAGGGTGGAATATGTAGATCCAGCCAATGTGGTATACAGTTATACCGAAGATCCATACTTTAAAGATTGCTTCTACTGGGGTGAGTTAAAAACCATTCCTATTACCGAGGTGTTAAAAATTAACCCGGATCTTACACCTAAAGATTTAGAGGAGATATCTAAGTACAGCCAATCGTGGTACGATTATTATAATGTAGCGGCGATGTATGAGAATAGCATGTTTGCTCGCGACACATGCACGCTCCTGTATTTTAATTACAAGACTACAAACAGTTTCGTATACAAGAAAAAAGCTATGAAAGACGGTAGCTTTAAAACTGTAGAAAAGGACGACCAGTTCAATCCACCAGAAGAAATGATGGATGAAGGTAAGTTCGAAAGAGTGGAGAAGCGTATTGATGTGTGGTATGAGGGGGTTATGGTTATGGGTACCAACATTATACTTAAGTGGGAGATGATGAAAAATATGGTTAGACCAAATTCAGCAAATCAGTTTGCTATGTCTAACTACGTGGCTTGTGCCCCTCGTATGTATAAAGGAGTGGTGGAATCTTTAGTAAGAAGAATGATTCCTTTTGCCGATCTTATTCAGATGACACATCTTAAGATCCAGCAGGTGGTGGCTCGTGTAGTTCCTGATGGTGTATTTATAGATGCAGATGGTTTAAACGAAGTAGACTTAGGAACGGGTAATGCTTACAATCCTGAAGATGCTTTACGTCTTTATTTCCAAACAGGTAGTGTCGTAGGAAGAAGTTACACTCAAGACGGTGAGTTTAATAATGCTAAAGTTCCTATTACTCAACTGACGTCTAATAGTGGAGGTGGTAAATTATCAATGCTTATTGGTAATTATAACCATTACCTTGATATGATAAGAGGTGTAACGGGATTGAATGAAGCACGTGACGGTTCAACTCCAGATCCAAATTCATTGGTAGGCGTTCAAAAGTTAGCCGCCTTAAATTCTAATACAGCAACAAGACATATCCTTCAAGCAAGTTTGTTTATAACTCAAACTATTGCCGAGGCTTTATCTCTGCGTATAGCTGACGTTTTAGAGTATGCGGATTTCAAAGATGAGTTTGCTATGCAAGTAGGAAAGTATAATCTTGGAATACTTGAGCAAATCAAAAACTTATACATCTACGATTTCGGCATCTTTATACAGATGTCTCCTGACGAAGAACAGAAAGGTCAGCTTGAGGCTAACATCCAAATGGCTTTATCACAAAAAGATATTAGCTTAGAAGACGCCATAGACATCAGACAAATTAAAAATCTTAAACTTGCTAATCAATTATTAAAGGTTAAGAGAAAGCAGAAGATGAAACAAACGCAGCAGATGGAAGCTCAAAAGCAACAGATGCAGGCGCAAGTAAATCAACAGTCACAACAGATGGCTGCACAAGCTGCTATGCAAAAGCAACAGATGGAGATGCAGGCTAAGATGCAGATTGCTCAAGCTGAAGCGGCTATGGAAATAGAAAAGATGAAGAACGAAGCTGCGTTAAAACAACAGTTGATGCAAGTAGAGTTCCAAATGAATATGCAACTTAAGGGTATGGAGCAATCTCAAATGGATGCTCGTGAAACGATGCGTGAGGAGGGTAAGTCTAAGCGTATAGCGGAAGCCAATACTCAGCAGTCTAAACTGATCCAGCAGAGAAAAAATAACACTGCGCCTATAAATTTTGAATCGAATGAAGATAGCTTAGATGGTTTTGACTTTTCGGAGTTTAACCCACGCTAAAGTTATTAGGAATATATACACTAACTTTGTAAAAAATTAAATCAAATGGATAACGAAAAATTTATTGTTAAAGAAGTTTCAGAAGTAGAACAGAAATCAAGAGCACAAGTTGAAGAGGAACTTCTTCAAAAACATGAGGATCAATTCCAAGATTCAGAAAGTTCTGAAAGCGTGGACCAAGTTGACACAGCCTCAGATCAAGAGGCTCCACAGCCAGAGACACAGGAAGGAACTGGATTAAAAGACGAAGACGTTCTTGAATATATCAAGAGCAGATACGATAAAGAAATAAACTCTGTTGATGAGTTGTTTGCGCAAACAGCAGCAAATGAAGAATTACCAGAGGATGTTTCAGCGTTCTTTAAATATAAAAAAGAAACCGGCAGAGGTTTCGATGACTACGTAAAGCTGCAAAAGAATTACGATGACATGGAAGCCGATGCTGTAATAGCTAACTACTATGCGCAGACGGAAGAAGGCTTGGATGAAATAGATATCCAAGACATGATTCAAGATCGATTCGGATACGAAGAAGATTACGATGATGAAAAAGATGTCCGTCAAAAGAAGTTAGCGCACAAAAGAGAACTTGCAAAAGCGAAGAAGTTTTTCAAGGAGCAACAAGAACAGTACAAGATCCCTCTTGAGTCAAGCGGGGGTTTCAGTTCAGAGGAGCAAACTGAAGAGTTTAATCGCTATAAGAGTTACGTTGAGGAATCAACTACTCGCGAGGAGCAAATGAAAAAGAGGTACAACTGGTTTGTCGAGAAGAGCACCGAAGTGCTCAACGATGATTTTAAAGGTTTTAATTTCACCGTTAACGATAAGCAGTATACTTACAAACCTGGGGATGGTAAAGAATTATTCAATAAGCAGAAGGATGTAAATAATTTTGTAAAACCTTATTTAGATTCAGAAAGCGGAATGATGAAAGACGCAGAGGGATATCACAGAGCTATGTCTATAGCTATGAATCCTGAAAAGTTTGCCCAGTTTTTTTATGAGCAAGGCAAAGCGGAAGCTATAGATAATGTTTCTAAAAAATCAAAAAACATTGATATGGTTCGCAAAGCCCCTCAATCGTTTAACAAGAATGGTCTTAAGATCAGACCTGTAGGCGATACTTCGAGTGGGAAAGGACTCAAAATTAGAAGTATAAAAAAAGTTTAAAAATTAAAAACGAGAAAAAATGGCTGTAAATGCAACGCCAGGGTTTAACCTAATTCCTTCAGCGGAACGAGTAGCCCTGCCATCAAACTACATTACCAACTTCGATTTCTTGAACCAGTATCTTCCTGATACTTATGAAAAGGAATTTGAGCGTTACGGTAATAGATCGATCTCTGCATTCTTAAGAATGGTGGGAGCGGAAATGCCTTCTAACTCTGACATGATCAAGTGGGCGGAGCAAGGAAGACTTCATATTAAATACACTGACGTAAGTTTAGGAACCTATGTAGGAAACGAAACTACGCAGACGTTAACTATTAACGATACTCTTAACCCAACTATTCCTGGTGGGGGAACGACTATCTCAGCGGGAGGTAATGTTGCTATCAGAATCGGTCAAACGATTATGATTTCTGACAACACTCCAGGATCTAACTTCAGCAACAAAGCTGTTGTTACTGCTGTACCAACTGCAAACACTATTACCGTAGCTTACTACGAAGCAACACAGGCAGCTTATGCCGCAGCTTCTAAGGTAACTATCTTTATCTACGGTTCTGAGTTTGCGAAGGGAACAGCTGGAATGCAAGATTCTTTAGAGTCTGACGATTTCATTTTCGAGAACAAGCCTATTATCATTAAGGATAAGTACGAAGTATCTGGATCAGATATGGCTCAGATCGGATGGATCGAAATTACTTCTGAAGATGGAGCTAACGGATACCTATGGTACCTAAAGTCAGAGCACGACACAAGACTTCGTTTTGAAGATTACTTAGAAACTGCTATGGTAGAGGCTGTACCAGCTGCTCCTAACTCAGGTGCAGAGGCGGCGCTTTCTACTTCAACTGCAGCAGCAGGCGTTATCAACGCAGGTTCGCAGGGTGTATTCTACGTAGTAGGAGAGAGAGGTAACGTATACGGTGGGGGTAACCCAACGGCGTTAGCTGACTTTGATTCTATCATCCAGAGATTGGATAAGCAAGGTTCTATTGAAGAGAATGTTCTTTTCTTAAACCGTCAGTTCTCTTTCGATATGGACGATATGTTAGCTGCTCAAAACTCTTACGGAGCGGGTGGTACTTCATACGGACTGTTCGACAACGACGAAGAGATGGCTCTAAACTTAGGTTTCACTGGCTTCAGAAGAGGTTACGACTTCTACAAGTCTGACTGGAAGTACCTTAACGATGCTACTATGAGAGGTGGTTTAGTAGGTGGCGCTATCAACGGACTATTAGTCCCTGCTGGTTCTACTACTGTATATGACCAAATCTTAGGTAAGAACGCTAAGCGTCCATTCCTACACGTTAGATACAGAGCTTCAGAAACTGAAGATAGAAGATACAAGACTTGGATCACTGGTTCTGCTGGTGGAGCGAGAACATCTTCTTTAGATGCTATGGAGGTTAACTTCTTGAGTGAAAGATGTGTATGTACTTTAGGTGCAAACAACTTCTTCTTATTCCAGAACGCATAATCTAAAATGATGGAAATGGGGGAGGGGAATCCCTCCTCCCCTATTTTTTTAACTTTAATTGAATTTTAATAAAATGAAAAAGAAAACAGTTTTTACGTCTAAGGCGTACAGATTAAAAAATGGCAAAGCGCCATTAAACTATATGTTGTCTTCGCACAACACCAGTAGATCTCCCTTACTTTATTTCGACGAGCAAACAGGCGTGAACCGCCCACTTCGTTATGCAAGGAATCAAAAGTCTCCTTTTGTAGATGAACAAGATGGCAATGCTATTTTAGAACCTATCGTTTTTGAAGACGGTATGTTAATGGTAGAGAAAGCTAATCAAGTACTTCAACAATTTTTATACTACCATCCTGGTAGAGATAAAATCTTTGAAGAAGTGAATAACGAAAAAGACGCTGCAGAAGATGTAGATATTTTAGAGCAGGCTCTTGAAGCTCAGATTGTAGCTAAAGAACTTTCTTTAGATAAGTTGATCTCTGTAAGTAGAATCCTTATAGGAGGAAATGTTGAAAGATACAGTACTGCAGAACTAAAGAGGGATATTCTTTTATATGCTAAACATAACCCTGAAGACTTTATGGAAGTAGTTAACGATCCAGATTTAGAGTTCGATGATGAGATAAGACAATTCTTTGATGAAAAACTTTTATCTTTACGCAACCATAACAAGGACGTATACTTTAATCTTAAGGGAAATAAAAAGAAAATGCTTACCGTTCCTTTCGGTGAAGATCCTTACCATGTAGTGGGCTCTTACTTAAAGACAGACGAAGGCATAGATATATACCAAGGACTTTCTAAGTTACTTAATAAATAAAAACCATGATAGATTTTATCTTACAAAACTGGGCTGAACTGTTAATCGCAGTAATGGCTCTTGCAAAAGTAGTAGTAAACCTTACTCCTACAGAAAAAGACAACCAGATTTTTGGTTGGATAGATGGACTAATTAATTACTTTATTCCAGATCGCAGAAAAGTATAAACCAATAAAAAGAGGGGGCCTAAAAGGGCTCCCTTTTTTGTTGTACCTTTGTTTTTTATTAACCCATTAATTTTTTTTACAATGGACAAATTTATCTCAGTACCTGTTACAGGTGAAACAAACTTCTTAGTAAGTGTTGCGGATGTAATAGCTATTCAAATTGGTGATGCGAGCGGACCTGCATCTAATCCAACAACAGCTACGACTATTACTTTTAATAGCGCAAACAAAGCTGTGTTTACACACGCTGCCGTAACAGCAAATGAATTTAGAGACTCTCTGCAAAGCGCTATGACAGCGGCTCTTGCTACGTCATGGACTAATGTAGTTGCAGACTATGTTCCACCGACAGCAGTTTCTGCTATAACAATCTCGTAATTATGGCTAAGTACGTTGACGTTCAAGTTCCTATTTTACCTGGCTCTACTGCAACGGGACCGGCTAAAGTGGTATATACAAACAGTAGCACGACTACAGGCGCTGTAGACGGTAAGCTTACTGATGGAGGTGGTACACCAAACTTTACAGCAAACGTACAAGTTGGTGACTACGTATTTATTAATGCTACTGGTATTTCAGGTTTTACTATCAGAGACTTTTCTATTGTTACAGCGGTAGACAGTGACTCTGCTTTATCTATTTCAGGTAGAGGTAATACTGGAGTGACAGGTTTATCAGCTTCAGGAACTGCTTATACTATT